AATCTTTTCTTTGTTCGCTGCCTCCCAAACGTTCGGGTCGTGCATAATGTCAACTTTATAACCCATTTTTCGCAAATTGTGCAATCCGAATGTTTCAAAGAACTTTTTTCCGAAAACCTGCATACGTGGTCGTGAAATTCTTTCGCCCGTTTCTTGGTTGAATTTTACAACCTCAATACGACAATGATAAAAACTTTCTTCCCCTTTTGGAACAATGAAATTTTCCGGGATAACGTCCAACAATCCGACGTCCTTTGTTTTACCCTCTGTTTCTGCTTTCACTCGCATAATCATAAATTTTTTTTGTTATTACTTCAATTTTCTTGGAAAATGGTATTTGGCTGCCAAATTCCAAAACGTTTGTATTCTCACGTTCAAACCTACGTACATAATTAGCGAAATTCAATTTAATGCGCAATTCATCCTCGGTAATTAGCTGTTTTTCGTACAATTCTAATACTTCCGGACGTGTCAAATGTCGGTACGGCTCCAATTCTGCCAACACTAACATACGTTGCATTTGTATTGGGTCGTGTCTGTACTCCGTTTCGATAATCTGATTTTGTAGCGCATCCAATTCCCCCTCGCTTGCTCCGCTTTCTTTCGCCATCTTATAACGTTCTCGCAATTGGGTTGCATCAGACAAATAAAACTCGGTGCCATAATTGATTTTTGCCGAAATAAACATTGTTCCATAACGCAAACGGCAAACGGTTTCGTCAACGAACTTTTGCGCCGCCTCAAAGCCTTTTTTTACTCGGTTTAATACCGTGCTTTGGCTTTCAAAATTGGCTTTAATTTGCTGTTCATTTAATGCTTCACGGGTTGTTATTTCCTCGTTGGTACCAACAACCGCCGTAATTATGTTTGTACGCAACCGTTCTTCCTCGCTAACGTTATAATCCAAACTATTACGGTCAACGGTCAACATCTGAACCGGGTTGCGCAAATCCGGCTGTTTGTCGCCGTCCGGTACCGGAATTTCAATGAATGAACCAACCCCGACAATTCGTTTATCTCCGCATTTCGGGCAACGCATCAATAAACCCGCTTGGTCTAATTTATAATAGCCTTGTTTATCTTTCAAAAACCCGCCGTCGCAATAATCGCCGTTTTCGCCGTTCGTAAAATCGCAACTTTGTTCATATCCGGAATAAATCGGGTACGACCCGTACATATCCAAATTTTTCTTTGATAAATGATAAAAAAGGAACCAATCTAAACTTTCCAACTCGGTTGTTAACGGGGACGCCTTAACGTCCGGTTCTCTCAAACTCAATGGTTCGTTCCAAAAAAAACGTGCTGGGCAATATCCCAAATCGTGCGGGCTATCAATCAGCAATTCGCCAATATTGCCTTTTTCCTCGGTAAATACCCGGTATCGTTCATCGTCAATTACGGCAATACGGTTGTCGTCCTGCCGGAATATTATCCAACGCATAACGCCCGTTGTTTTGTCTGCCTTGTATGAAATAACGTGTTCTATTGGCAACCAATAAAAGTACGGTTGCGGGTAATTATCGCCGGGGGATTGCTCTTTTGGCAAATCAACAATTAATACGCTGTTAATTTCGGTTTTGAAATATTCCCATCCCTTTGTGCTCCAAATTTCGGGTTCTTCCAATACGTGTTGTCTGTAATACTCCCAATCGTCCCTTTGTTCGCTGTTCATAAACTGATAATTGAACGCCGGGTTACGACCGTCAAAAATGCGGCTCAACTTATCAAAAC